CATCTTGAGCCATGATACCGCATGAGATATCTTCAATCTTGTCATCATATTCCTTACGATAAGAGTAGGTTTTCAACTGCTCGATAACATCCAACCCTGAAACTTGACTGTCTTGGATATTAGTCTTGTATCGACGGTCGGAGATATCTTTGTTTAAAGGAATCCACGAATACCCACCAGTTTGACGATATAGATAGGCATAACCATTGCTTTCATCGATACGTTTATATGAAGGTGAGTGGACCCAATAACCGACTTTATTACTCGCTCTGTCAATGTAATAGAAGACGTCGCCGGTCACTTCGAGATTTCCGTGAATCCGAGGGATATTCCAAAATTGTGCTTTGTTATAACAGAACATTTCTCCTGTTCGTTTCACATACCAGGCATAGTTGCCTGGTTTATCCCAGTTATCTCCCCAGTTTACCCAAAGAGCAGTTTGCCCCCACGCTGAGCTACCGTTACTCATTCCAACTGCGAATTGATTGGTACCAGTCAACCAAGAAACGCTTGGATCTTTATCATGTGTACCGATATGGAATCCACCGATTTTTCCTTTATAACCTTCAAGCAAGGTTGCTGATACTACTACTGACCGTAGTTTGTTGATGAAGGCTGTTTTAGCAGCGAGCGTATCCGTGAATAAATCACTAGCGACAAATCTTCTAGCCATAGCAGAATCCATAACTAGCTTATCAGCCGTGATTGAATCGGCTCTGATGATATCTGAATTAAGCGTTCCAATTCGTGCATCACCCACAAACAATCGTTTAAAATAACCGTCTATCGCTGTAATTTCATCAGCAAGTGTTCGACCTTTTAGTCGGATTTTACTTGCTTCAATCAAAGCGTCGTTAGGTGCTAAATTGATTTGAGATGTTACTGCTCCTGGACTAGTCAAGGTTTGGATAGCAAAACTATCTTTTAACAATGACATAGACACTCGATTATACTCGTTGTTGTAGTCAGTGCTATCTACGAATTCGTCAGGAATTATGCGTTTGTCAATAACCATCGGCTTATGAATAACGATATTTCCTGGACTTGTAAGAGTAAATCTAAGACTGTACTCGTTTAACTCACCAGTAGAAGGGATGTCTAAATATCCTGTAAATACCTGATTGCCAGTTTTATTAAGCAGAATTTGAGAGGCATAATACATCCCCAGCTCTGGAGTGTTATCCAATAATTGAATTAAAACCATACCATCTTTAGGCACTTTTTCTACTTCAATCTCGATACGATACCCAAGACTCTCACCTTGTTTGACAAACTTTTTAGTAAGAGGGAATCGAACCCCAAACCAGCCTTCCATAGTGTCAGTATAGTTAATTCTGATACCATCATGATCACCAAAGCTAACACGTTCTAAATGCTTATCTGTTGCGACTGATGAAATGTATTTAGGAATTTTAGTTGGCGCATAAAACAGATTTGTCAGATTACTAAATCTCTTGCCTACTTCGACTTCAAATAATTCTGATGTCAAGGCCATACGGGCAATGTTTGAGGCAACGTTTGAATCCGTACTACCCAAGATACGCTCATAGAGTTGATTAGTTTCTTTAACACGCTGGAAATCATTTGTGTTTTCAGCAACATTCTTCTTCAATTCTTCAACAAGGTCAGCACTCGCCCCAGCTTTCTTCAAGGCTTCCTCTGATTTTGCTTTAATTTCATCAAGTCCAGTTAGGCTGAATTCTTGGAACCTTTGATTGATTTCATCAGATAGCGCACGCTTAGTTTCTTCAGCTTTGTTTTTGTATTCTTTGATAGCATTATCAATTTCAAGCTTGTTGATTCGCACTTTCTCATCGAATTCTTTATTTCGTCTTTCAACTTCATTCGCAATAGATTTTTCAATTAGTGATTCACTAAAACCACTCACTGCATCTATTATTGCTTGTTGACGTGTCGCACGGTCTTTAGATTGCAACGTTTGATAATCTCCAAGCTCAGCGACCGAGCGGTTATTATCAAGTTTGTCGATTGTTATCTTGTGAATTCTAGCCTCAAAAGAAATACTTATCTGGTCTCTTACGATTCCGACGCTATCTCCAATCCAAACATCATTTTCAATCGCATTAGCTAAATCTAAAAGATTTGCCTTAAATGTAACAATTGGAACAGATAAGCGTTGTAACTCTTTGTAAGTCGCTTTTAGCAACTCAACAGGATCTTCAATATCTTCGTTGGTATATACGCCAAAACGATGCTTAACAACTCCGTTCTGATGCAATCCGTAGATATTTCTAGCTGCCTCATTTGTTACATAATTCTGCCCTGCAGGCTTATCGACAGGGTCGCCATTTGATACAGTCCAAACAACATCTTTAAACTGGACTCTACGACCATAACCGCCCGTAGCTTCCCCATTTTCATCCGTGCTTTGTTCACCCTTACCACGACCGATAAGTGCAGTTACAACATCATCAGACGATTCTTCGTAGATAACATTTAGAATATTAGAGCCATACTCGAATTGATGACCTGTAACACGTCCAAAGCGTTGATTTAGGTCAATGTATCGTCCGATTATCTTATTTTCGACAAAGGTATATCTAATCTTGAACTCGCAAGCATACGATTCAATTATTTTAACGAGCGCTTGACGAACTGAAATATAGTAGAAACTCAATTTGCCTGTTCTAGTCAAGCCGTCTACATTTCCTAATTGATAGCCTGTTCCTTCTAAAATTCCACTCAATACTTGGTCAGCAGTTCCACCAGGTCGCTTATTCTCGATGATGAATGAATGCAAGTCACTTTCTGCTCTATCTATCCCTTGGATAGTCAATCCCATATCAGAAGATTTTCCTGAAATTTTGAACAAACAAAAAGCCCCGTCCTTCGATTGAAAACCGAAAAACTGGGCTTGTTTGATAATGCTTGGCTTGTAGTCTACTGGGATTTCAAAGCTTGCTCTGTCAAACTTGTTCAATTCAATTGTATGAGTAAAATCTGCAAGGCTCGCCTCATCAATTACATCAATCAATTCTTCCATTTGATTAAATAAGTAAATCATGCGAACACCTCTTTATACTCAATACTATTCAACACAGCGCCTTCAACTTGAAAAGTGTTTACGCCCTTTTGAAGTTTAAAATAACGACTGTTAACCATATCAAAGTTCATCAACTCGTTTCTTCCGTTTAACGTGATTTCTCTCGTTTCGCAATTTACGAGTAGATCTGAACCTTGGATATAAGTAGCTTTTAATCTGATATATTTTTGTGACTCAAGGTGCAAGATACGAATTTCAGTTCCTTCTTGAGTTGTAAGCCTCAAAATAGGCTCTGTTGGAAAGTCTCCGTTGTAAGTCACCTTGTTAGTTGTCTCAGTTTTAGGCTCGGTATACTTGAATGGGTCGTAACAAATGAAATGTAGTTTGATAACTGTATCATTTGCATCTTCCAGTTCCGGCTTCTTAACTTTTGAAAAGATTGCCTTGTAGTATCTTCCAGGATCATCACCAAACTCTAATTTCTTAGCTTTACGGGAAAACAACAAGCGATTTAAACGCTCGTACTGCTTTCTCATTCCTATATCATTATAGCCTGTTAGTTTGACCTGTATCTCAATTTCACGCTCTTTATAAGTCGCACCATAGAGATATTGACCGTCTCGACCTTTGATAGTCGATGTTTCATGACGAAAATCGAGGACATCACGTCCTGTTGTGTTCGCCACAAAGAATGTTCCGTCCTCGTTATTCATTTCTTGATTGAGGCTCACACCACCAAATTGAACTTCTAAACCAGAATTAAATGTTGGTGTGCCTTTTGTTGTGTCGTTAAAAATATACATTTAATAACCCATTAAAGGCTTGAAGCCTTCAATCTTATCCTTTCTTCTTTACTTTGAATGTTTGAAATGTCCGCAACAAAAGCTCTGAAATCATTAGAACCAAGTGCAAGGTTAATAACCGCTGGCTCTTTAGACTGGTTGACTTCATAAGTTGCTGATAATGTACCAGATACGTTGTTAGAGAAATCGCCCTGTAAAGCATTTGACATAGCTGAAACTCTAGAACCTGCATCATCGAACATCGATCGGATACCGTCCGCCATTCCAGACACGTTGCCTTTGACGACTTCAAATCCACTCATTAAAGCAGTATTGAAACCGCCCATAATGGCTTGACCTGCAGGGATAAGCAATCGTCTGTCATACGAGATTGGTCCTTTATGTGTTGCAATCCAGTTAGCAACGCCACCGATAAAATCAGTAACCGCATTCCATGCTGCTTTTAACCCACCGAGGAAACCGTCCATAATCGCACGACCTGCACCGCTTAAATCAATATTCCATAATCTACCAAAGAAACCGCTGATTGCCTCGATTGCACTTGAAACTCCGCCCTTAAGTGCATCTAAAGCACCCAAGAAACCTTCTTTCATGGCGTTGGCAACATTTACCACCGTTTCTTTAATCGCATTGATAGTTGTTGTAAAAATGCTCTTAATACCTTCCCAGATTGCTGATACGGTATTCTTAATCGCACCTAAAACTGTACTGATAATAGTACTAATCGCATCGATCACAGTTGAAATAACTGTCTTAATACCTTCCCAAACGGTCGAGGCTATTCCTTTGATTGCCTCCCAAGCTCCACTCCAATCGCCTTTAATAACAGCAGTTACCGTGTTAATGATGCCTGCTATCACATTCAAGACAGTTGAAATAACAGTTGAAATAACAGTCCATACAGTCTGAACAATTGTAGTAAATACCGTCCATATCGCATTCCATACTTCTTGAACAACTTGCATTCCTGTTGAGATAACAGTTTGTATGTTTTGAATAGCCGTTGAGATATATGTTTGAATACCAGTCCAAACCGCTTCGACGATAGGTTGTAGTAAATTCCAAGCAGTAGTAGCAACTGAAACAATACCATTCCAAACGCCATTCATGAACTCAACAAAACCATTCCACAATCCTTTGATTGTTTCAACGATAGGAGTAAGGAAATCAACAAAACCATTCCACGCTATAGTAGACGCCTCTGTAATTCCTTTCCATAGGTTGCTAAAGAACTCTGCTATTCCGTTCCATACGTTCTTAACCGTCTCAACAACAGCCGTAACAACTTCGACAATACCATTCCAAACCGTTTTAGCGATTGAAACAATACCGTCCCATAATGTCGTAAAGAACTCCGTCAAGGCGTTCCATACATTCATTAAAGCCTCCACGATTGGTTGAGCGCCCTCTAGGAAACTATTCCAAACATTCGAGGAAATTTGTTTAATGCCTTCCCACAATCCAGAAAAGAACTCTTTAATGCTATCCCACGCTTTTTTAATAGCGTCTATGACTGGCTTAGCCTTCTCAAGGAAACCATTCCAAGCATTTGAAGCAGTTTGTTTAACTCCGCTCCATAGATTAGAGAACCACTCTGCCATTCCATTCCAAGCGTTTTGAATGCTTTTCCAAGCGTTTGAGGCAACATTGACAATTCCGTCCCATAAGCCGATAAAGAAGTTTCTGAAAGCTTCGCATTTATTCCATAGAACAACGAAAGCTACACCAACTGCCACTACTGCAGCAATAATCAAACCGACTGGTCCGAGGAAAGCAACGATTGCTGAAACCGCTGAACCAATCCAACCGCCCACTTTACTGAAAATGTTTAGTCCGATTAGTGCGCCCTTAGCAAGTTTTGAACTTCCTGACAGGAATGTTAAGGCTGAACTAGCGGCTTGAGAGCCTTTAGCGATACCACTTAAAATCTTTGCAACTCTTGCAAAGCTTGCTAAACCGCCAAAAACAGCCTTGATTGCGCCTACTCCTTTGCTCAATCCGATTAAAGCATTTGCCAATAGTTTTGTTGACCTTTGCGCCACTTTAAAACCAATAAATGCTGTGGCAATCGCTCTTATCTGTTCTGGGCTTAGACTTTGAACGATTTTAGCAAACGCCTGTAATGCCTGTGAAACTGCACTTAAGGCTTTCCCAACTTTTTCACCGAATGAGGCTGTATCTCCTCCAGAAAGTGAAGAAAATACTTTCTTAACTGCCTCCCAAACTTCGCTCATCGCTTGTTTAAAATCAGATATTGCGCTTGTGTTTGTAAAGCCTTGCCAAAATTCTTTGATTTTAGCAACTGCCGAACCAACAAACGAGGTTATTTTCTCAATAACTGCATCAAAATCGATTTTGCTGAAAAAGCTCTCAATCCCTGTGGCTAGTTTATTAAAATCAACCTTGTCAAGCTGATTCATAATCGCCTCAAGTGCCTTGATACCTGCTTTAGATAACGTGTCAAACGCTGGCTTGAGTTTGTTTGAAAGTGTTTCTTTCAATCCGTCCAAAGCTTGGTCAATCGTTTTATAGCTGGTTGCCATGTCCTGCATCGTCATACCTGCTCGCTTAAACGCCTCTGCAAAGTCGTCGGTTTTAACCTGCCCTGCTTGAATTTTTGTAATCAATTCATTAAGGGACAATCCCATTTCTTTAGCAACTGCACTCATACCTGCTGGCGCTTGTTCCATCATTACACGGAAATCTTGCCAAGATATTTTAGGTTTGGCAAGGGCTTGCACCATTTGTTGAGATAGCGACGTCATGGCTTGCTTAGGATTCTCTGCGGATGCTGCTAGACCACCCATAGCCTTTACAAGCTCGTTACTATCGTTACGACCGATTGCGGCCATTTGAGAGAACGTGCTAGCCATGTCCGAGGCTGAGTAGATAGTTTTCGTTGCATAGTCCTGCATAGCCTCTTTTGCCTCGTTGATCTGGTCTTTTCCCCAACCTAGCTTGCTTAGATTTCCGTCAAACGTATCCCACGCCTTTTTCGAGCTATTCAACTCTCCGACCATTTCGCCTAGTGTGTTTTTGACACTACCGAAAGCCGATGTGATTGCTGAACTAACAAGGTTGGCGCCAAGCATTGACTTAAACATCGAACTGCTCTTATTTGAAATATTATCAAATGCGGATGATGTCTTCTGAAGTCCGTTGATTGCTTTTTGTAGCCCGTTCAAAGTAGAACTCATTCCCTTATCGACTGCGGTTAATACCGCCTCGACTGAATAAGTTTCTGCCATTATATACCTCCTTTCATTACGTGTTAGCTCTCAGTAAGAGTTCTTTCTCTTTGTCTGAGAGTTGATACTTTTGTTTCGTATCTTTTTTCTTGTAAAAATCACTGTACTTCTTATACAAAGGAGTTTTACCGTCCGATTTTGTAGCCTCCACTTGTCTGGTTAACCAAGCAGAGCGGTGTAAGAGTTCGTCTTCATCCTGCTTTCTCAACAATACACCAGTCATCAACAAGTCGTATTCGTACATTGTCATACGTCCTATCTCGTTCATGTCTGTTATATTTAAAAATCGGACGCAATTAATAATGATTTCCTCGAACGTCTCAAGAGATGATTTCTCAATTATTTCTTCTTGAGATTTTGGTCCATCTCCGACATCAAAGACTTTCCTGCGTTTGACTCACTTAATTCTTGAATTACATCATCGAATAATTTTTCTAGATCTTCGCACTCTTCAACGTATGTTTCAACATCAGATAATGAAGGGCGAGAGCTTTCTGTAACTGTTCCATAGTAGATAATATCAGCCAATGATGCGATATTTTTAGCATATAATTCTGGGATTTTAGCAGATAGTGCCATTCCGAATTTCAAGCCTTGTTGTTCGATTGGATAAGCTTTATCGAGCGCACGAACGAATTTCACGCCAAATTTTACGTTGTAAGTTTTTTCATTAATTGTTAATTGCAT